TTTTCGCACAGGGCTAGAAGGTTTGTCTTTGCCTGCGAGGAGCGGGCAGATTCGACGTCTATTGCGGTTTTTATCAGGATTGTTTTCATAAGGATATACCTGTCTGGGTGTGTAGCCTTCGTCCACAGCGCGAAGGACCACAAGTTTTTTATAGATGGGAGGGAATTGATTCCAGTCGCGGATCTCCGAAGCTGTGCGACCACAACCTTTACAAATTGCATCTCCCCACTGTGTTGCTGAACATATCCCCACACAGGGATTGTCGTCAAGACTTTGGGAATTGCCCCGAATGTCCATGATGTGTCGCATAGTAATAAGGGGCCGACCTCCTGTCAACCCCTTTTTAGAGTCACTCGCCCGGATTAACTCATGGGAGAAAGTTAGGTCGAGCCTCCGTTGCGGGTGTTTTTCATGAATGGCACACCGCCCGCTGGTGCCGTATCCGGTACTATTTCCCCCCGGACAGGGTTTTATTCTTTTGGTACACCGCTCTTCCGCACTTAGGATCTAAAAAGATCGGCGGATAAGGATGCTCCCCATTACTATATACCAATTTCTTTTTTAGGTATTTAGTTTGTTGCCAATCAAAACCGTTTTCTTTTAGCAGTCTCCGTAGAGTTTTACATTTCTTTGCGTTCATCCTTGTCCTCGATTGCGTTTACGTCCCGGTTTCATCCGGGAATTTCTGGATTGACCTTGGGTCGTCTTCTTATATTTACTGCGGGAGGCAATAGGGACTCGTTCTACTCGGTTGCTTCTTTGAGATCTGGTTATTTTCCGTTTAACCATTCATTTAATCTTTTAACGACGTTATCCCCTATGCGTAAATACTTAGGTTCGGTCATTTCCCAGGCTTCGTTCATGTCCGGTGTGCTTGGATCATCGCCTTTGTACTGACCTTTGTTATTTCTTGCTCTTTTTCTGGTTGTCTTCGACATAAATACCTCTCTCAATTAACAGTTGTTTATTTTTTTCATGGGCTTCTTTAAGATCCATTTTGTTTTGTCCATGATACTCCACTGCGTATCCTAGACCAACCATTTCTTGGTTGATATTTCTGTCGCCTATCCACAACTCGCCGAGGACCCTACCGAATTTTCCCTTGGCATTCTTCTTGTAAGTTTTAATAACTACTTCTTGATCCAAGAGGCAGTCTTTAAGAAACTGTTTGGAAAGTTTTCCGCGCGCTTTCTCTTCAAGATCGCGTGTCCGCGACTCAGGCGTGTCAATACCCAGCATACGCACACGGCAACTGTGATAAATATTGAAACCAAGGTCACAAAGCATATCCACAGAATCGCCGTCGACCACTTTAACAACTTGCGCTTTATACTCATACACTATTTATAGCTCCTGCCGTAGTCTCCGTAGTTCATTACTAGGCCGCCGCCTTGGTAGCTCCTAGGCTTTTCAATACCCAGGTGTCCCTTTTCAAGACCTGCAAACCATTCCTTTAGCTCTCCGTAAGTAGGATTAGTAAAAGTTTTTTGGCTGTATTTTGCACCACTACCGTAATCCGTTCCTTGTCTCGGAACACGTACACGGATTTTATCCATACCCACATCCTCAAAATAAGGCTGTGATTTTCCCCGGTAAGTAAAATCTTTAACTAGATCAGTTTCAAATTTTTCCGAGATTTGATTTTTTTCAAAGAAGGCCCGTGCTAATTCCTGACCCTCACTTCTATAGTCGTCGGGAATATTTTCCCAATTTACTACATCCTTATCCCAATCAAAGAGATCTTCGTATTGGAATATTTCCTCGTCATAAAGTTCCCCGTAGGGAGTGTAGGCCCCTAGTCTTTCTTTTAATGATAAAGTGTTGATGTACTTCAGCACATCTTCTCTGGTGGGTCCTCCGTTTCCATCGCCGCCCGATGGAGGAGATGGAGGGCCTTCAGGATCTCCTTCTATCCTGTTGTAGTAGGCTTCTTCCTGCGCGGCTTCTTCTACATTCAAAAACTTTTCCGCTCTTTCCCCCAGTTGTTTTTGTCTGAAATTTTCTGTTTCCCATTCCGCTTGTTCACGGGGGGAAGGCTCAAATTGATTTTCTTCAGGCAGCCATTCGGGTTCGTCACTGAGTTGAGTGCCTAGAAGTTGCTTAAGTTCATAAGCTTCATCTTCCAAAGTTTCTATGTCTGAATCAATTTTACTAAGACTACGAGGGGAGATTTCTTCAAGGTCCTTTTGTCTGATTGCATTGAGTTGGTTGATCTCTCGCTCTATGTCCTTGAGCCGTTGTGCTTCGGCCGCGCCCATCTTTTCTTCGGCAAGTCCCAGAAGAGAACCAAGTCCCGTACCTTTTAACTGTTTTCCTAGAGGCAGGTTTAGAAGAAAATTGGTGACCATCTTTTCCCCTAGTTCTGGCTCGCCTGCTTCAACGGCTTCGATTTGTTTTTCGACCTCCTCTAACCGTGCTTCAAGCTGCTTGGTAATGTCCATCGATTCATCAAAGCGTCCTTCGTCCCACATCTTCTTGCGCCATGCTGCTTGCTCAGGCGTGGGATCGTAAAGAAACTTACTCAGTTGATCGCGTAGTCCGTAAAGTTTTTCTTTGCTCATTTTATTGTATAGACCTGTAAGGGTTTCTCTTTGCCCTTCACTTTTAAAGGTTCTAATAATTGTAACTTAAAATCTACATTTTTTGCAGTTTCTTCCCCAATTAAAACTCCTACCCCTGCTTCTTTAGTACCGCTCTCTAATCTAGCAGCGACATTACACGGGTCCCCAATCAAGGAGAAAGCAAATCTATCGGTGGCGCCAAAGTTCCCGGCTATACACACACCTGAGTTAACCCCTATACCTATTGCTATTTCAGGGATGCCTTCTTCTTTAAATCTAATGTTTAATTCTTTAATATTTTTTTGTATTTCTTGGGCTGCTTTTAAAGCTAAAGTGTGATGATCCGGTTGTGGAATGATTGTGTTCCAATGGAACATACCGGCATCCCCAATGAATTTATCGGTGCAGCCAAGATATTTATTGACCGCCTTTACTTGTACGTCCAATACATTGTTCATAATGTACGTCACCCTTTCCGGTTCTACTGATTCAGACAGACTGGTGAAGCCTCTGAGATCCGTGAATATAATAGAACAGTCCACTCTTTTGCCGTTGACTTGGCATAGCTCAGGATTGTCCTGTAATTTCTTCACCATTCTAGGGTCCAGATACTTCCCGAATTGTGCTTTGATCTGTTGTCTTAACTTATATTGTTCTCGGAAACGCAGATAAAATGCTGTGGACGCCGTGATGAATTGAGAGATTAAAGTCCAAGTAATATCTATAAGAAGTCCTTGTTGTATCAAGTAATACCCACTCCCTGCTGTTAATAAAAACAATAGACCACTAAAAGATATGCCTAAAGTTATGCCGAAAATATTTATCAAACACCATGCCAAGAGAACGGTAACACCAAACGCCAACACTTCTGCTGCTAGGCCCCAGTCAGGAACATAAGGACTGTCCTCAATTAGTATGCTTTCTGCGAGTGCCGCTTGTATTTTGTGTGGTTCTAAAAGTTGACCATTGGGTACAGACAGTTGTGGCATTATGCCTTTAGCCGTAAAGCCTATGAAAACAAACTTATCTTTGACTTGCATTTCCTGTAAATCTGTTTGCGGGGTATTAACCCAACTGATCCACTTACGCCCTAGTGAGTCAACGGGTACAGGGTTTAAGCCCCTCACCCGTATTTCTTCCAGTCCATTGTCGTTCGTTTTTATAAGGTAGGTGTCCGCTCCTGCTAATATTTTCAATACTTCAGTGCCGTAAGCAGGAACCCAACCATCCGGAGTCCTTAGTAGTAAGGGTAAACGCCTTACTAAAGAATCAACCTCTGTTCTAGCGACGGCAATCCCTTGATTGGCATTCTGTTTAAGCATATCAATGTTTTGAATAACTCCTTCTGCGTCTATTCCTCCACGGTCTTCCCCCATAATCACAGTACCCGTGGTCGGTGGGTAGTCTCCGCTATCGTTTTCAAACATCGCTAATACAGTAGGAGCATAAGCCAATGTCTCTGCAAATACGGAGTCTCCGCCAAACCGATCGGGCTGTGG